ATAGCAAGTGGAGGCACTGGTCAAACTGCTTCAGCACAAAATGCCCAGACATTTAGATTAAGTCAAGATATAAATGGAACTAGTAATTTGCAAATGTTTACACCATTTGAAGAAGCAGATACAGACTATACAAGAGTTGGCAGTGCTAATTGGACAGTAAATGCTGGTGCTTTTAGTGTTGCAACAACTGGTACATATTTATGTCTTTATAATGTTCAAGTTAGTGGTGCTGGAGGTGGCGATGAATTTGATATTAATATTCAAATAAGCACAAATAGTGGTGCATCGTATATTGCTAGAAGTAGAACTTTTGGATTTGCTCCAGGTCAAAAAATTGGTACAAGCAATCAATTTATTTTTACTGTTTCAGCTACAAGTGGATTTAGGTTAAGAATGGTTGCTGGTATGGTTAATGGTATTGCATCAGGTTCTACAATACATGGTGATAGTGATATGACAGAAACTGGAATAACATTTGTAAAACTAGGAGTAATATAGCATGACAAGTATAATTAAAGTAAATAATATACAGAATAGCTCTGGTACTGCTGCTATGACTATTGATGGGAGTAGTAATGTTACATTTCCTCAAAATGCTACTATATCAGGAACTACAACCTCTACTGGATTAGTAACTGCTTCAGCAGGCGTTGCAATAGGAGGTACTGGTTCTGCTAATACTCTTGAGGATTATGAAGAAGGTTCATGGACTCCTAATATTGGTGGAAACGCAACTTACAACAATCAACAAGGAATATATACAAAAATAGGTAGATATGTTAATGCACATTTTGATATAACAATTAATGCCATAGGATCTGGTGCTGCCACAATATTAAGTGGTTTTCCATTTGCAGCTAATGCTGGCAGTGTTACGCCTACAATGGGTGTTTATTCTGGTCATTGTTCATATTATTCTGATATAAATTCAAATGTATATTCTTTAGATATGTATATAATAAATGGTCAGACTAATGCGTATTTTACTGGACATACAGCTGCTGGTGGAAATATTGGAAATTCTTTATCTGTTTTTAAAAATTCAGCAAGAGTAGTAGGTTCAGTTCATTACTTTGCAAATTAGGAGAAAAATATGTCAATAACAAAAGAAGTAAAAGTAGCACAAATAGAAGTAGTTCAAACTTGGGCAATTCAAGTAGCTACAGATACGAGTATTATTGAAGATGGTAATGTAATATCTGTAGTAAGACATCGACATGTATTATTTCCTTTTGGTTCAAAAAAAGATTCAAATGGTAAATGGACACATACAGCTACAGATATAAGTAAAGAAGAAACTTCAGTAAAAGCAATAGCTAATGCTGCATGGACAAATGACGTTAAAACTAAATATAAGGAATTTATAGAAGCTCAGGAGATATAAATGGCACTAACAAAATTAAATTTCGGTGGCAATCAACAAGCACTTGTAGCTGCTAATATTCCTACTCTTACAAATACACAATTACCAGTTATAGATACATCTAAGATGCCTACAAAAACTGTATTACAAACTCTATCAAGTATTAATACTAATCAGATAACATTAAGTGCAACACAAAATTCTTATTCAGATTGTGGAACTATTTCAATAACACCAAGTTCAACTAGTTCTAAAATATTAATTATTGGTAATGCTGGATTTCAATTTGCAACTGGTAATTATCCTTGTATTCATGGAAGATTACAAAGAAATGGATCTGATATTCAAACATATAGATTTTTAGGTTATCATAATATTGAAACATTTGATAGAATAGATCAATTTTCATGTAATTTTATGGATTCGCCAAATACAACTTCAGCAGTTACTTATACCATTGGCTTTGCAAATAATGCTGGTTCAACTTATTCAGGAACTTATACTGGTGCAATAGGTATACATGCACATGATACAAATATGATTGCTATGGAGATAGCTGGGTAATGAAACAAAAAATGGAGATAACACCTGAGCTTAAAGTTCAGATGGATCTATTGGCACATGAAAAAGAATGTGCAATTAGATATGAAGCAGTAAATGATCGATTAAAAAACTTAGATAAACGCATGTGGAGGCTAGAGGCTATGTCTATGGCAAGCACATTCGGTGTTATTGCATTAGTTGTAGCAATAGTAATGAAGTAATGGAATTAGTGTTTGCACTTATAACTTATCTTGGAACAGCTAAAATAGATGTGTCTTATTTTAAAAGTATAAATGATTGTTTATATTTTGCAAAACGAATTAATAGTAATGTATCAATACCAACAATACAGCAGGGTACACCGAGGAAATACACAGCTGTTTGCGAACCTAAGAAGGTAAATAATAAAACAAAGGTGTACTAATGGTAGATCCAATCACAATAACAGCTGCATTAGGTGTAGCTAATTCGGCATTTAATGCTATCAAACAAGGATTTGCTGTAGGTAGAGATATAGAGCAAATGTCAGGTGATATTGGCAGATGGATGGGAGCAGTAAGTGATGTTGATAATGCTGAGAAACAAGCTAAGAACCCACCTCTTTTTGGCAAACTTTTTAAAGCAGGTTCTATTGAAGAAGCAGCATTGTCTGCTTATGCAGCTAAAAAGAAACTTGAAGAACAAAGATATGAATTAAAAATGTTTTTAAATTTAACTCATGGTCCAGGAGCTTACGATGAGCTTTTAGCTATGGAAGGTAAAATAAGAAAACAACGACAAGAAACTATTTATAAACAACAACAAATGCGAAGACAATTAGGTGAAGGTTTAGCTTGGCTTTTTCTTGTGTTAGTTATAGGTGGATTTTTATTATTATTAGCTAGTGTATTTTCTAATAAAGTATATGCAGATAATTATAAATATGTGCCTAAGCCTTATACTAAACAACAATTATTACAACAAGGCAAAATAGTTAAAAAGAAATACACTACTTGTAGATTAAAAAAGATAATTAAATCAAAGTATACAAATAGACAAGCTTGTATTTATCAAGGTGGAAATCATACTTATACACTTATGTATGAAGCTAACTGTCCTAAGAAATATAAATGTATTTATAATCCTAATAGTCAAGAACCTAATATAGATAATGTTATGGAAAGTTTAAGGAGTATAGGAAAGAAATGAAGTCTTTATATAAAGATAATCTTTTCTCATTATATATAGATGAAGCAAGAGGTACTTTATATGATAGTGATAAATTACTTTTTAGAGGTAATAGTAAAACAGCATTAAAGCTTTTTATTAATAGATGTAAAGATGGGGATCTAAAAAATAAACTTATACAGAGGTATAATACTTATGAAAATTATAGACCAGTCAAAACAAGTATTGAGGAGCTTAAAGATCAAGTTAAAGAAGATATGGAATACAATAAAATTAAAATTAAAAGAAATAAAAAAATATAAACTATGTAAATGTGATTGTGATTGTAGAGGATAATATGTTTAATTGGATTATTAAATTATTAAAAAAAGAAGGGCTATGTAAAGTTAATACACAATATGAATTAGCAAAACATAGAATACATACAACTAAATACCATGACTTGTGCATGTAAGGAGGACTAATGTTAACAGCACTGATAGGACCAGTAAGCAATCTTCTAGGAAAGTTTATAGAAGATAAAGACATGAAAAATAAATTAGCTCACGAAGTAGCTACAATGGCAGAGAATCATGCCCAAGAATTAGCTAAAGGACAATTAGCTATTAATCGAGAAGAAGCTAAACATAAAAATATATTTGTAGCTGGATGGCGACCTTTTATTGGTTGGACATGTGGCATTGCTTTATGTTGGCACTTCGTACTTGCACCTGTAACTATATTTATATGTGCCTATCTTAGTGTAACAATACCTGAATTACCTACATTTGATATGGGTAGTCTTATGACTGTCCTTATGGGAATGTTAGGCTTAGGTGGACTTAGAAGTTTTGAAAAGTATAAGGGGTTGACAAAATGAGTAATAAAGTAGTTCCTAAAAAGAAAAAGAAATCAACAGTTAATTCATCAGGTAATTATACTAAACCTGGATTACGTAAGTCTATATATAAAAGAATATTAGCTGGAAGTTCTGGAGGTGCTCCTGGACAAATATCAGCTCGTAAAATGCAAATGGTAGCTAAAGAATATAAAGCTAAAGGAGGAGGATACACATCGTAATGTCAAAAACAAAAGCACAAAAAAGTTTAACTGCATGGACAAAACAAAAGTGGAGAACTAAAAGTGGAAAAAATTCTAAACAAGGTCCAAATGCTACTGGCGAGAGGTATATGCCAGCTTCAGCTGTTAAGTCTCTTACAGCAGCAGAACATGCTGCAACCACTAGGGCAAAGAGAAAAGCTACAGCAAAAGGTAAACAGTTTGCAGCAAACACTCCATCAGCTAAGAAAAAAATAACTAGAGCAAGGAAAGCATATACATGAGTAACTTAACAGAACTATTAAAGAAACACGAAGGTGTTAAATATGAACTTTATAAATGTACTTCAGATAAATGGACAATAGGTGTAGGTAGAAACTTAGAAGATGTAGGCATATCAGAAGAAGAAGCAGATTATTTATTACAAAATGATATTGAAAGAACTATAGCTTTAATGGATGACTATATCCCTTGGCATGATGACCTTGATTTAGTAAGACATGAAGCATTAGTAAACTTTGTTTTTAATGTAGGAATAGGTACTGCTATAAAGTTTAAAAAGGCAATGGCTGCTTTAGAAGAACAAGATTACGATACTGCTGCCAATGAAATGATGGATTCAAATTGGAGTAAACAAGTAGGACAAAGAGCAATAGAAGTTACTGAAATGATTAGAACTGGCGAATATCAAGACTGATCTATAACACGACCTTTAAGGGGGTAGCCCATCATTAACTTAAAGGAGTAACGTATGTTAAGAAATAGAACTTATGAAGGTCCAGATATGCCTATCTCAACTGAAATAGATGAGATGAAATATCGTCAAAAAGGTGAATCGTTTGATGAAAAAATAAAGAGGATAGCTAATGCTCTTTGTGATGATGAGCAACACAGATTTGATTTAGAAGATATATTAGGTGAAATGAGATTTTTACCTGCAGGTAGAGTGCAATCAGCTATTGGTTCTAATCGAATTACCACTGCATATAACTGTTTTGTATCTGGAGAAATAGAAGATAGCATGGATTCTATTATGGAAAGAGCAAAAGAAGCTGCAGAAACTATGCGTAGAGGTGGAGGAATCGGTTATGATTTCAGTAAGCTTAGACCTAGGGGTGATACTATTAAGTCTCTCGATAGTAAATCTTCTGGTCCTATATCCTTCATGCAAGTATTTGATGCTGTTTGTCAAACAATCGCTAGCTCTGGTCATAGAAGAGGAGCACAAATGGGCGTGCTTAGGGTTGACCACCCTGATATTCTTGACTTTATTCGTGCTAAGCGTAATAACGATAAACTCACAGGATTTAATATCTCAGTCGGAGTTACTGATGCTTTCATGGAAGCCTTGGATAACGATACTGATTACGAACTTTATTTTAATGGTGAACCTCGTGGGTCGCTTTCAGCAAAAGAAGTTTGGGATGAAATAATGCAATCTACTTGGGATTGGGCAGAGCCTGGAGTATTATTTGTTGATCGTATAACTGAAATGAATAATCTTTGGTATTGTGAAGAAATAAACGCAACTAATCCTTGTGGTGAACAACCATTACCAGCTTATGGTGCTTGTTTATTAGGATCATTTAATCTTACTAAGTATTTAGAACCTAAAGGTAAATATGCTTACGAGTTTAACTTTGACCAATTTAAAAAAGATATTCCTATGGTTGTAAGAGCTATGGATAATGTTGTTGATAGAACTATTTACCCACTTAAAGCTCAAGAAGATGAAGCTAAAAATAAAAGAAGAATGGGTCTTGGTGTTACTGGCTTAGCTAATGCTGGTGAAATGTTAGGATATGAATATGCTTCTAGAGAATTTATGGTGTGGGCTGAAAAGATTTTTGCTTGTCTTAGAGACAACTGCTATAAAGCATCTGCTTTGTTAGCTAAAGAAAAGGGTGAGTTCCCTTTATTTAGAAAAGAATATATGAAGTCTAATTATATAAGAGCTTTGCCTGCATCTATACAATCATTAATAAGAAAGCACGGAATACGTAATAGCCATCTTACTTCTATTGCACCTACAGGTACGATAAGTATTATAGCAAACAATGTTAGTGGAGGAATTGAACCTGTCTTTAGTCATTACTTTGATAGAACTATACAGACCTTTGAAGGACCAAAAGTTGAATCTGTAAAAGATTATGCTTATTCAAAAGGAATTGAAGGTCGTACTGCAAATGATATAAGTGTTAATGAGCATTTAAATGTATTATTATTAGCACAACATTATATTGATAGTGCTTGTTCTAAAACTTGTAATGTAGGAGATAATGTCTCATATGAAGATTTCAAACAAGTTTATGTTGATGCCTGGAAGGGTGGTGCGAAGGGTTGCACAACGTTCAGAGTTAGTGGTAAACGATTTGGTATCTTTAACGAAACCATGGAAGAAGAAAAGAAGGACTCAAATGAGACTACGGAATCTGAAGAAGAGAAAGCCGAAGCATGCTTTATCGACCCTCAGACTGGTGTACGAGAGTGTGCGTAGAAAAGAATTAAAGGAGAATTAAATGGCAGAAGTAATTTCAGTTACAGAAGTAGCCAAATTAGGTGTTATTAAAGACACCTCTCCTGTAGCTCTTGCACCTAATATTTTTACTGATGTTAGAAATGTAAGGTTTAAAGATAATGCTATTAGAAAAATGGAAGGTGAATTATTACTTAATAATATAACTAGTGATTTATCTTCTCCTCTTTCTTTTGGAGAACTTAGACACTTTGCTGTTTGGGAAGATCCTAACCTTCAGCCTACAGGTTGTTATTACATTTGGGTAGTTGATCTTTTAAATAATAATATTACTGTTGGTCAAAAAGTTTATATACAAGACCATACAGGTATTAAGCGAGATATAACTCCTAGTAGTTTAAATAGTGGTAATGGTTTTCAATTTTCAAAAGATTGGCAACATACATTATTTTCAGGAGGTTTTGCTTTTATTATTAATAATGGCTTAGATAAGCCTCATTACATACTTGATACTCCAGGAAATACTAACATTAATGATATAGTACTTGCAGAACTTCCTGGCTGGGATAGTTATAATGTAGATCAAGAACCTATTAAAGATACTTGGGAAACTGGATTTCAAACTACTTTTGATTTAGGTCAAAAAGTAAACTTTGAAGTAAATAGTATTGAAATAACTGTAGCTGGGGTAGCTAGAACAGTACAAGCTGGATCACCAGCAGGAACTAATACTCCTAATGCCTCTAACTTTGTTCCAGGAGATTTGCCTGCTTATGCAAGTTTACCTGCAGTTGGTAGTACTAACTTTCAAATTTATACTGATACAAATACTAATTCAACTGTTGTACATATTGGTGGCTTATCAAATAATAATGAAGTTATTGTTAAAGTTAAGTCTAGAAATGTAGTTACAGTCAAATGTGGTGTTATTGAATCATTTGGTGATTTATTAGTTGCTGGTAATCTTACTGAATTAGATGGTAATAATGTTGTAAGAAGATTGTCTGGAGTTGTAAGAACATCTGATGTTGCAGTTCCAGGAGCTGTCCCTAATAATTGGAATCCATTTGTTAGTGGTGTTAATACAGCAGATGAATTTACTCTTGCAGAAACAAGTGTTATTAAAGATATGAAAGCCTTACAAGGTAATCTATATATTTATAGTACAGATAGTATTCATCAAATGAGATTGACTGGAAATATTAATGCACCAGTTTCTTTTAATTCAGTTACAAATGAGTATGGTTGTCTTACAACTGGTGGTGTAATTGAATACGATGGTAAACATTTTGTTATAGGTCGAAATGATATTTATGTATTTGCTGGAAATCCAGGAGATATAAAATCATTAGTAGAACAAAGAGTTAGAAAATACTTTTTTGACAGGCTTAATCCTACATATGAACAACAATTATTTCTTCTTTTAAATCATAGAGAAAATGAAATATGGATTAATTATCCTACTGTTTCTTCTTTGTCTGGAGAATCAGATGAAGCTCTTATTTGGAATTACAGAGATAATACTTGGACTATTAGAGATTTAAATAATGTAGTATCAGGAGATGTTGGACCAATTAAAGGTGGTGGCTTACCTACTGCTACAATTAAAATTACAGGTAATTCAGGTAACTTTGGCTATACTAATAGAGGTAAGCGAGAAGTGCAAAGAGTAACTCCTAATGGTCATGCTGCTAAACGTCATACAGGAATTAAAGAAATACAGACTATTACTGTAGGTTCTTTTAGTAATTTTACTGCTAATAACAATATCACTTTGTCAGTTAATTTTCCTGATGGAACTAATGCTTATATAATTCTTGATGGAACATTTAGTGTAACTAATATTAGGGATGAAATAAAAACATTAATAGATAATAACAGTTCTTGGACAACTGCTAATAGCTCAACTAATGCTGTAGTATGTACTGCACCTGCTGTTGGACCTCAAAATCCATATAGTGTTACTATTGTAGCAAGTGATAGTTTACCTGCTGGAGTTAGCAATAGTATTTTTACTGTTGCAGAAACTCGAACTGGAGCATTAGCCTCTACAGATGAAGATGTTTTAATTCTTACTCCTCCAACTGGTTTTGGAAATCCAATTAGTGTAACTCTCACAGCTGGTACAGGTAACTCTAATACATTTGACATTGATAGTAGTACTGGGTTTAGCACAGTGCCTCATATTACACCTACAGAAATAGCTACGCTAATAGAAAATGCTTTTACAGATACAACACATTTTACTGTAAATAGATCTGGTGCTAATTTAGATTTTACTTCTGTAAATCGAGTAGCTGTTACAGGCACATTTAGTTATACAATAACACAAGGTGAAGTTAGATTAGGTTATACTGGTGGACAATCATTAATTAGTAATGCAAGTGGCTCAGCTACAACTGAAGGTGTAACTTCTACCTTTGCTAGAGGAACTAGAGTAACAGTAACGCTTAATGGGAGTGTTGTAGTATTTGATAAGCATTATGGTGAAGGTCCAGGAAGAATATTAGATAGCACATTTGTTAAAGGTGCTAACGATAATCATTATGGTTCTGTTACAGGATATGGGAGTACTACATTACCTAATACAAGAAGCACATCTAATGATAATGCTTATCTTGCTTTATTTTATAATCCTGATGCAACACAAAATACAGCTGAATTAAATAAGTCTAATGGATTATCTGTAGATATGACATTGCATACAGCGACAAATGATACAACGAGTACATTAATTGATTTAGCTGGAACAAATGTTTTATTTGATATATTGACAGCATTAAATACTAATCAATTAATTGATATTGTTGCCGATAGTAATACTGATCCTACACAATTAGTTATAACTCCTAGTCAATTTAGTAGTGATGCTAATTTTGTACAAACATATAATCCATTTAGTGGCGAAACAGTTGCTGCTAAAGTAGCTCCTAGTACAACTAATCTTACTAATGCAGCTGAAGGAAATACAGTAGCTACAAGCAATCCTACACAAGCAACTACAGGAACTAGCATATCTACTACATTTGATATAGTAAGACCTTGGCAAAGCACTAATATTAATGCAAATAAAATTTATCCTATATTCGCACAAAGTGGTTTTAATAGTGGTGTAGTGTTTAATAGAATACGAGCTGCAGATTTAACTTTTCAATTTGCTGGAGCTAATTACGTATCATACTTTGAAAAAGAACAAATGAATATTAGTCCTACATTTGATACTGAACAAATAAATAAAATTGCTTTATGGGCAGATGGAGGATCTATTGAAACAGTTGGTGGCGATCCTCAACGAGCAACGTTAAGACTTAGAGCTAGAACAACTAATTATCCTGGAGAAAATCCATATCTTACTGTAGCAGAAGACAACACTCAAACTAATGCTAAACGTAATAAATTAATAGTTAATGATTATACAGTAGCTTCTGATTATAAAATTGATACTCGTATTGCTGGTCGTTTTATTAATTATAGAATTGATGATGCTAATGCTAATAATACAGCAGGCAATAATAAGTCATGGAATGTATCAGGATTACAAATGACTGTTAATAAAGGAGGAGTTAAATAATGCCAATTAACAATCCTCCTATAACAGAAAATGCAACTCTTAATCTTACATTATTTCAAATATTACAAGAACTTAATTTAGTGCAACAACAAAATCTTAGATTATTACAAGATATAAGAGATGCTACATCACTTGCAGATTTAAAAGTAAGGATAGATAAAAAATGATTAAATTAATTGGGGACAATGATGTATTTGAAGTATTAAAACTTATGAATAAATCTACAGAACAAAATAATTATTCTTTTGAAAGAAATGAATCTAAATGGATTTCGTTTTTATTAAATGCTATTCAAGAACAAAATAAAAATAATCCTCATTATTTAGTTATTGGAGATTATATTGACAATAGTTTAAAAGGATTTTTATTAGCTAATTCTTTTGTCGGACATTATAATAACAATGTTATAATGGATGTAAGAGATTGTATTATAGATACTGATAATCAAAATGCTTATACAGTTATTAGACTCTATAATTATTTAATGAATCATATTCGTAAACATGGTGGTAAACATTGGCGAGCTGATTCTATTAGAGCATATGAGGATACTTATAAATATACTAAACTATTAAAACTAAAATATAATGCAGATATATATTATGCTGCACAAGGAACTATAGGAGATTAATATGGGTAGAGGTGGTGGTGGTTCAACGACTACAGTTAGATCTGGTATTGATGAAGAGTTTAAGCCTCAATTAGAAGAAGGCTTAAATATATCACTAGATAGATTAAGAAAACAACAAAGTGGTGAGTTACCTATTACTGCAGGTTTAACTAGTGAACAAGAAGCAAGTCTTGGAGCACAAACTAAATTAGCTGAAGATGCAATTTCAGGTCGTGG